TCTGGTGCGTACCAACGAATGCTTCCTTCACCAATTGTTTTTACCTCAAGCAACAGCGGTTCACCAAAATTAACTAACCAACCATCTGCTTTACCTGAAATACGAAGTGGGTCAAAAAATACAGGAACTTCGTTGTACTTTGTTTTACAGTTTCCATCCTCGTGATCGCCATTAAGACCAAACCACTCTAAATCATGTGTGTAGCAATACCAAAGGCCTTTGATTTGGTTCATTTCTTTAAACCAAGTTTGCCATAAATCGTGCGTTGCGTGGCCAGTGCCAAAGATAGATGCTTTTCTAAGACTCATGATTTCTGGTTTAGGAGCATGACCTTTTAACCAAAAGTATTGTGCACGGTGGCACCAACTTGCTGATGCCATCTCTGATGGGTGGATTACATCTGATGCACGAAAATCTCGTGGTTTTGAAATAAGATGTTTTTCAACTTTACCAATTACTCTGGTGCCTTTATCTGCTGCTAAAAATGCTTTCAATGCACCAGTTGGTTTCATTTCTTTTTAACCCATTCTGCTAATGTTTTTCCGTTTTTAACGGCTTTTCTTTTAAGAGCATTCCGCTCTCGGTGAGATAAACCGCCCCATATACCGTGTTGTTCATCGTTTTGATCCGAATACAAAAGGCACTCTAGTCTCACTGGACATTCTGCCTTACCATCCTTGCCAAAGCAAACTGCCTTAGCCTTGTCAGCAATAGGTTTATATTTAGTTTTGTCGCGTGGAGGAAACCAATAATCGGTCTCTGGGCTGTCGCACATGCCTCGGCATTTAGCCTGATAACGCCACTTCTCTACGCCTTCATCTTCGTACAAGAGCACTCCAATAGTAATTGGCGCAGCTCTAGAAAATCGTCTTCAGTTAACATTACGTAATTTTCACCATTAAGGTGGAAGCCGAGAACAGGTGTTCGACCATCAAGAATTGCTTCTGTGACAATCTTTTCTAAAACCGCAGCCTTAACGGATACGGAAGCTTTGCCAGTCCATTTATGCTCTACAAGCAAATCTTTGGATCTGACATCACCTTTTCGACTCCAGAATGCTCCGCTTGCAGCAGTTCGCTGCCCGCCGATCTTCTTAGCGAGTCTATCCTCGTGCTTCCTTGACTCCTTTTGTCCTTTAGTCTTCATCTTCTTCTGGCTCTACAACGTACTTAGATCCAGCTTTGACGGTTTCAAGAACATCCTTCTCCAGTGTTTCTCGCAAATCAATTTCTTCTTTAATAGACGTAACCATAGCATCTGCGCCTTGCCACTGCCTTTGCTCTCCGTTAAAAGTGTAACGGTAGTAGGCCCCAGCTCGAACAATTACCTTGTTAATAATGCCTAAAGCAACGATTTCTTTAGCAAAATCGTAATTTCCGGGGGCTACGGTCCCACCTTCAGCAAAGTAAAAATCTAGATAGGCAACCTGTGAGGGTGGGGCTGACTTGTTCTTAATAGTTCTGGCTTTAATAGTTTGGCCAATACGCTGTTTGTTATCACCGCTACCTACCTCAATCCACTCATCGCGCTTTACCTCAACTCGCGTGAAGTAACTGTAGTTTTTTCCTTTACCGCCCGGTGTGGTTCTTGGATCTCCATACATAACTCCAACTTTGTCACGCCATTGGTTAATCATAATTCCAATAAATGGGCGTTCTACTTCAATGAGGCTACGCTTTGAGGCAATACCAACTTTGCGGAAAAACTTATTGGTTAAGAGCGCTCCTCGTCCAACGGTGTACTCATCCATTTCTTTCTCGTCTTCCGCTCCTGGAACAAGAGCAGGGAGTGAGTCAATAACAATGCAATCAGCACCCTTGCTTTCCACGACTTGAATAACCGCTTCATAAGCTTCCTCCATAATATTTGTTGAAATAACTAAAACTCTTGCTAAGTCAACGCCGCACAACTCTGCGTATGACGGTACCCATTGCTCAGCAGCAACCCATACCGTTGTAAAGTTTGGGTCTTTTGCTTGGTTAGCCGCAATGGTTTTAAGAGCAATTGCTGTTTTACCGTTGGACTCTTCTCCAACAATTTCATGCCATTGATTGGTTGGCCAACCTCCACCTAAAGCTACATCTAGCGCAAGTGACCCTGTTGTAATTCTTCCAATTAAATCGTCTCTAATATCTGTGCCAAGAACAATTGTTTCAGCGCCAAACTTCTTATTTAATTTTGCTACGACTTTTAATAATTCCGAATTGAGCGCCACTTTAGTCATTAACCTAACTTTCCGATTATTGTTGTTGGATTCCAACCGCCTGTTGCTACTTGAACTGCGGGCTGTGCTGGTCCTGAAGCCTGTGGACCACCAGTAATTCCTTTACCTAAACCGCTACCACTTTGCACAATTGGGTAACCGCAGTCATAACAACGTGGTTTAGTTCCTTCAACTGATCCGTAGTTTCCGCTTCCGCAACCTGGGCATCGTGATGCATTTGCTGATGCTGTTGGGCGAGCTCCTTGCTGTGGCTGTGCTGGTGGTGCGTACGTCATAGGTTGCTGTGACGGGGGCATAGGAGGCATATTAGAAGGACGTGTTTGCGGTTGAGGTTGACCTAGTTTATCTGCCCACCAACTCATATTTGGATATCTCCTTTGACTGTATTAGTGCTGATAATACCCAATTCTAAACCAGATGCAAAAGCGGATAAAAGGGCTGAATACCCAACTTGAACGTACATGTCTTCTATATGTTCTTTTTCGTGAGATAGCTGGGCTTCATCCATGCCTTGGTCTTTTGTGTAATGGTCAAACTGAAGAGCAGTAATTGCCCTAGCGTTTATATCTGCGATAGTTTCTAAAAAAGGGACTAAAGGCATAACGTTAATTAAACGAGCGTCGCTTTCGGACTCTTCTTGTTCTTCACCCTCGTCACTTACTGGCATCATTCCAACAAGGCTTGCAATTTTATTTGGGTCTTCTAAACCAGCGTCGTAAAAGTACCAACGAGCCAAAACTGGTAAAGGCACCTCTGTTACGGTGCTTTCTATTGTGTACTTGGGAGATTTTTTCCAAAATTTCCAACTCATTACTTAGCCTCTCCCCATCGATCAACAACCGTAATGTCGGCTACAAGAGGCACCTCTAAGAGGTTTATGCCTTCCATGGCTTCTTTAATTGCTGCCTTAGTGTCTTCAACCAGACGGTCTGGTGTTAAAGTTACCAATTCGTCGTGAACGGTAAGTATAAGTTTAGCCTCTTTAGGGATTAAGCTGTGGGCTCGAATCATGGCTAATTTAATGATGTCGGCGGCCGAACCTTGAATCTTGGTATTAAAAGCCTGACGTTCTGCGCCAGACTTATCCATCTTATCTGAGGAATTAATCTCAGGTAAGTACCGGCGTCTACCGAGGATGGTTGTTACGTATGGAACAGGCTTCTCTTTATTACCTTGTTTTCTGGTTGAAACTAAAACCTTAATTCGGTAAGAGTTAATAGACGGGAATCGTGCGGAAAAACGGTCTAAAAGATCCCTAGCCTCTTGCTTGGTACAACCAATTGAACGAGCAATTTTCTCTGGGCCTACGCCATAAGACATTGCTAGAACTAATACTTTTCCAGCCTTGCGGTCAACACCCATCTCATTACCTACGGTTGTGTAAATATCTCCACCGTTTTTGTAGTTTTCTACCATAATTGGGTCTTTTGAAAACGAAGCAATAACTCTGGGTTCAATCTGCGAGTAATCGGCTACAACAAATTTGTATCCTTCTGGGGCTTTAAAGAGGTTGCGAATTGCTTTACCGTGTGCCGTGTGTGGCGCTGGTACGTTTTGTAAGTTTGGGTTACGACTTGAGAATCGCCCTGTTTCTGCACCATGCTGTATAAAATCACAATGGATTCTATTGTTAATGAGTAAACTGTCTTTTGTTTCAACTCGCACCTTCCCTGCTGTAGTACGTGTGACTTCTCCACCTAAATATGGAACAACGTATGTAGTGTGTAATTTATTTAAATCAGCGTAGGTTAATAAAGCGTCAACTAAAGGATCTTGTCCTCTGTAGGCTTCAAGCGCTTCTGCTGAAACTGAGTCTCCGCCTTTTGCTGTAATAATCTTTGGCTTGAGGCCACGACCGCCTTCGGACTTAGGACCATACAAAATTACTTGCTTATCAACGTTTGAGTTAATATTGAACTGTTGCCCTGCTACCTTAAAAATCTCAGCCTTTGCTGTTTCAATGTCAATCTTTAATTGAGCATCTAAAACGGTTAAAGCATCCATATCAATAGGTGCGCCGGTTAGTTTCATGTCGCAAAGAACTTTAAGAACATCCATCTCAAGCTTCATTACGCCAGTTACTTGGTTCTCCTCTAGCTTCTTTACAAGGATCTTCCATAGTAAAAACGTGTACTTAGCATCTAAATACGCGTACTTAGCGACCTCGTCGAAAGAGTAAATTTCTACTTGAGCGCCTACGCCCTTTTCCATTTGAAAACCAATTTCACGCTTTAAGCAATCGGCAAGTCCACATCTGTTTTTATTACGGTTGTCGTATAAAAACGAGGCAATCATCGTGTCAAAGTAAGGACCTACGGGAAATACTCCCCCGTAGTACTTTGCTACTGAAGTTAAATCGAATACTAAGTTGTGGCCAATTTTTAAAATACTGTCATTAAACATAAGAGGTTTAAGGGAAGAAAAAACCTCTGCTGGAAATAACTGTGTTGGGGGGTCTGTAAAAACTTTTGTTGCTTTTCTGGCATCTCTTGAATAATCGCTTGGTCGTGCCGGTAATCCCTGCTCTATTCGTTTTTCACCTTGACCGGTAAGTGGGTAAACAACCTCTACTAAATCACCATTAGGGTGACCCATAGGAATAACATCACACCTACCATGGGTAGAAAAAGTAATCCAAAGAACCTCGTTAACAGGAGTATCGCCTCTGCGGTCTCCGACCGTTTCAACGTCAAAAGCAAATGCATCTTGTCCAAGGTAGTACGCAACCATCTCATCTAATTGATCGTTAGTTGTAATTATGTTCATAAGTATCCCCCAAAGCCTAGAGGCGCTAGGGGGATTAATCTAGCGCCTCCAGACATCTATTGGTTAGAGCAGGCTATCTGCAATTTCAACAAGCGCGGCGTGATTGTCCTCACGAATAGCTGAACGCTCAAATGGTTTGAAATTAGCAATTGCTGCTTCTGCTTCGGCTTCGACAATTCCCCAATCCTCTTGGAGATCTCGCGCCTTTACTGACATCAAGTTGTATACGGTTTGCTGCTTAATTCCCGTGCGACTAATCGCCCAATAGTTCTTTGTTAAAGGACCTTGTGGCGAAAACTCTCCCGCATGCAATGTTTTATACAAACGTGGTGTAGCAATAAGCATCTGACGTTGGTATGGCTTGTTAGTCAGATTGATGATGGAAAAAGCACGCTTAATCTCTGGCTTATCGTTTAACTTTAAGCAAAGCGGGCAAGTGTCACCAAGGCATACGTAGGAACGTCGACCTTCGGTCTTTTCCTTTAGGAAGTGTTGACGATAGTTAGCAAATGGACCAGCAGTATCGATAAAACGTACTAACTGGAATGTTTCAGAATGCTTGAACTCAGTTGGAAATTCTGTCTGAACTGGTACAAGTTGTTCTGCAGCTTCCCAACCCGACTGGATTGAGGTGCTTGTTAATGTTGTTTGAACTGGACGATCTTCTACTGAGAAAGACTCGTCTTCTACTGTGCCGTATGTCGATGCATCCGGTGCTGTTTGATTTACGCCCATGGGCGGTTTTCTCCTTTTCGCAGTTATGTGCAGTTAGTTAAGCAGTTTCCTCAGCTAGGGATTGTTCCCAAGCTTTGGCTATTTCTTCAGTGACCTCTCGGTACTTAGACCAGTCTATACGCTTCACGTGCAAAACGCCAAACTTAGTAAAAGTGTTAATCGCGGATTCGATCATTGAG